TGTTCTTTTGTTCGCGTGCTGCCAGTTGTTCATATGCTTTACAAAACTGGCTCATTGCTGCGCTTTCGTTGTAGCTTTGGCAATTTCTTGGGTCAAAGAAATGCCATACACTTTTAGCCGCCAATCTTGTAATGCCTTCCAGTTCATCAAGGCCTTTTTCATAACCTACGCTACTGGCTTTCTTTCTGACTACTCCCCATGCATCTTGCGCTATCAATCGTTCTTCTTTTCCGTTTACATATCCGGAAATTTCTGCCGCTTTCTTGCGAATAGTGGCAACAGTTGGAACGAATTCACATGTATTAATGCATTGCTTGATTGCTTCCGCCAGCGTTATCGGGTTAATATCTGCCAGCATATAGGCGTACATTTTAACTTTCGCACTATCGAACTTGTCATATATCAATAGTTGGCCCGTAGCTTTCAACGTTTCCGGTTTCATCTGTTCCCCTTTCTGCCGCATCAATTAGCGCGTTTAATTCTGCAATATTTCTTTCTGTATCAGTCATTGTAGCCGTTTCATTACTGTTTAAGTACGTATCAAAATGGCTTGGCGCAAATAGAGTTTTAGGCGTTAAGTACTTTTCTAGTTTTGTACCTTGCCATTCACGGCATTTTTTATCAATGACGGTTTTAAAATCGCTTACCGTGTATCCCTCTTTCAATCGTGATCTAATCGCCTGTACATATGGTTTAGTTGCAGGCTTGAATTTTGAACCGGTTTTAAGATTAAGATATTCGATAATTTCAAAGTGAGATTTATCCACATCGTCATGTGCAACATGACATAGTGTTTCTATTCTATTCTCTTCTTCTCTTATCTTATTTATTCTTATCTGTGGATACACTTTGGATACATTTTGGATACATTTTGTATCCATGCAGGTATTATCTGGATTTATCGGTTGTTCAACTACTTCGTAAACCTTGTTTTTTAACTCTACACATTTTGCTTCCTGTAATTCAGATTTTGAGTATCTATCACTTTGTACATAGTTATGTATCCGCCAATGTCGAATAACGATTACACCCGTTTCAAAACCAATCACAAAACCTTTAGCAATAAGCAATTTTAAATCATCATCTTTACACCCAGTAATGCGCATAATGCTTTTCGGTGATTGAATAAAACCGTCATCATCCGCCCGTAGCAGTAAATGGAAATAAAGGCATTGTGTACTTTGTGGCATGTCTAAGAAATTATCAGTATCAATAATTTTCTTTGACATCATTCGTCGTTCGGCCATTCAACCCCCTCATTTCGTTCAATCAATATTTCCCGTATCTCTTTTGCATGTTCGCCGTGTGCCTTATTGTGACAATCACGGCATAAGCACGCTAAATTTTTTAAATTCGATAACCCCATTTGTGATCTAAATACAATGTGGTGTACTTCTGATGCAGGCGCACCGCACAATACACATTGCCCGTTATCTCGCTCATACGCCCATTTTCTGGTACGGGCGTATAGAACGTTATCAAGTTTCTTCCTTCTGTTCATTTCCCCATTCCTGTATTAACGAATTGATGTAATCGTTGTTTTCAATCGGTATATTTAATTGATTGCACTCATCGATAAGTGCATCAATCAAGCGCCGCATTTCGTCCACCGTGTAAACGCTGCTGCCGTGATATGCGCGGATAATGGTATATCCTTCTGTTTTGGCTGGGCCGGCATCTTCTGCATGCCACCCCAACCCGTGGCCTTGCCAAATTTCAATAAAACGGTCTGTGGCATCGTTTTTAATTGGCAAGTATGTAAATGTACCAGCTTCTTGAATAACGCGCTTGTACACGTCATTTTTTGAAATGTAGGCGTTTTTTGAAAGTTCATGTGCTATCTTTTCACACAATACCCATGCGTACGCGTTGGCATTTAATGAACGGCGTTTTACTTTCTTTTTGATTTCAACAATATATTCAATGTTAGGGTCTAACTTGCTTAACATTTCATCTATAGGGGCCGGAATTAATACGTTCCAGCCTATAGACTTAATTAAGTTAATACCCTTTGTTACCCATTTCATTAAATGCGGTCTCCGGCATCTTCGTGTTCAAGTTCTTGGTCTGCATTATCGTATAATGTAAAGCCTTTTTTCTCTTTATCTTGGCCGTAGTTTTTTATCCACTTTAACGCCGCCACCATTTCAAATTCATCTAGCATGCAAACACGTGGCTTTTTGAATTCGGTTGCTACATACTTTGTAATTTCTACAGGTGGTACATTTTTTTCTTTTTGTATTTTTAGAAATTCATCATATCCTTTAACATTCTTTTCTTTTGTTGGTTGCGATTTCGGTTGCTGCTGCTTAGTGCCTTGCGAATTATCCATAAAATCGGCATCTTTTGTATCGTCAACACAGAATAGTCCGTTTAATGCATATTTTCTGGCATAAGACGATGCGGATCCGGTAATTTGACTTTCGTCCATACCTTTTTTATCTTTACTTTCACGTGCAAATGCAGTAGTCGCTATTTCATCTTTACCGTCCGTTACTTTTGCCGTTGCCTTGATATAAAATCTATCGCCAATCATAACGATTTCATCGCTTAACAAAGGTACAATTTCATGTTTAGCACATAGCGGTTTAACCGCTTCTAGGATATCTTCGCAATTCCGGTAATTGTAACTACCGAATTTATTAAACTGGCTTTTAGGTGCCTTTAATTCCGCTTGTATTTCAATCAATTTCTGTTGTAATGTTTTTGCTGCCATGCGATCACCTACTTAATATAGAAATTTTGGTTTACTTTAATTTCTGCACCGTCCACCACTTCGCCAGATTTAATGGCCTTTTTAATGGCAGTTTTATCGGCTTTAATTTCAACTTTTGTAAAATCTGCTGGAATTAAATCAAGATTTATGATTTCCACGCTTTCAGATTTTCTATAACCAGCTTTAAAGGTACCAACTGTTAGCGTTTCAAGGCCTTTTTCTTTTAGTGCGAATTCGACGTTATTTTTTAGCCGTTCAACAAAGTTTTCTTTTGTTTTCTTCATTGCAGTTAAACGGTCGATTTCTGCCTTAATACCAGCAATATCGCTTTCCGTATTTTTAATAAATTTACCTGTGTTTTCTAGTTTTTCTTCAATAGATACATTAATCATTTCTAATGTATCTTGAATTGCTTGAATTTCTTCTTCCGTTTCTGCTGTTTCAAGCATTGCGGATAGTTCTGCGTAATCTTTGTTTAATTCGTAAATACTAGCCATATTTATTCATTACCTTTCAACAAATCAATAATTTCTTTTATTTCAAAATTTGTAACGGTTGAGTCCATTAACGAACGATAACCACCCATATTTATATGAATTAATTTGTCTTTAAATATCGCGTATGCATTATAATAAAAAAGTACTTTTCCATCTTCCGTGCAATCTTTATTAACACTAAGGTGTAAAGAAACTTCTTTATCCGTTATTTTTTCACATAATTCTGTAAACATTGCAGTAACTTCTGCAATTTGTTCTTTATTTAATTTCCAGTCCATTTTTCACCTTGTAACCTTAACGCGCATATGATATTATGCGGTTAAGATGCTTTCTCATGATTTGCATCGTTGCCCAATGGTAGTTGCCGCTACTGTTGGGCATTTCTTTTAATTTCATCAATGTATATGCCTCCGCATAATAACAATATCCCAATAGTGATTTGCAAGCATGCTTCGTACATTGTGATGCGGTCTAGTTCTAAACTTCCAGGCGTACCAGCTAGAAATACCGCACCGATAATTTTAATAATAGTGAGTAATCGCATTACATTTCTCCCGTAATCATCAGCATTTGGCTGGTGATTTTTTTTATACCTTGTTTGAGTTTCGTGTTTTCCGTTTCAAGTTCTTCACATCGTTTCAATAATTTGCGGTAGTTATACGCATTGCATTCGTTTTCTATACCCGCCACATTTTGAATTTCTTGTACTGAAAACAATAACCCTGGTAATTTTTCAATAGCGTGTATTACACCATTATTTCTTAAGTTGTACACCGATGATTTAGAAATGCCTAACACATCGGCCACCTCATCGACGGTGTACGTTAGTTTCATTTAGTATCTCCTTTCATTAATTCAGATAACCCACACTTGAAATAGTGTGCTACCTTTACCAAGCTGCTAACGCTAGGCGATTGCTCGCCACTTCGCCACCTAGAAATAACACTTTCCGATATTCCAGTTTCTTTAGATAGCTTATAGGCGCTAACGCCCTTTGTATCCATTAATTTAAAAATATTCTTTGTTACTGTTTTAATCATTTACACCACCTTTTCTATTTGATATACTTGCGTTATAGCAAGTAATAATTATTTCACCTTTCATACCTGCTATAACACGATTGTTTATAAGATTACTTGCGTTTCCGCAACTACCTTATGGCTTAATTATAGTTGCGTTTCAGCAAGTAGTCTAGTAAACTTTTCGTAAATTATCATAAATAATCGTTTATAATTTGCGGAGGTTAAATATGTTTTACCAAAGGTTCAGTGATGCCATGCAAAAAACAGGCGTTTCTATGTATCAAGTTTCAAAGGATACAGGCATAGCACAAAGTACTATTTCACGTTGGAAAACTCAAAACTCAACACCTAGTTTAAAGACTGTTAAAATTTTGGCTGAGTATTTCAACGTGCCAACCTCTTATTTTACGGAAGGCGTAGCGGGAACGCCTGAGATTAAACCAACCGAAAGAAAAGTTGATTTAAAACAATTAAGTGATAGCACTTTAATTTGTTATTATGGTGATCGTAAACTGACTACTTCGCAAAAAGCGAAATTATCAAAGGTGTTGAAAGCTGTATTAGAAGATTAATAATATTCAAGGGGAATTGTTAGCATGTTCAATATGTGTTCTTTTGTCTTAGATTTAATTAAGTCGCACGGCTCAAATGAACCGCGCAGCATTGCAAGCAAGTTAAACATTAAAGTATTTTATAAACGTATGCCCGTAGGTGTTAGCGGTGTACTGATTAAACCGGAGATTAAAAAGGCTATTATTATAAATAGCCGGTTAAGTAGACGCCAGCAGCGCGAAGCACTTGCTCATGAATTAGGGCATGCATTGCTTCACGGTGAATACGATTTATACGGGAGCTTAGATAGCGCCACACGTGCGAAACTAGAAATAGATGCGAATACTTTTGCGCATTTATTGTTAAATAAAGGGGTTCAACATGAAAAAGAAAGATGCAATTAATGTAGCTTTTTATCAAAGTGTTTTTTATTTAATTATTGGCTTGGCTTTAGGCCTTGTGCCGTGGCAAGAACATAGATATATATTAGCGATTATAGTGTTAGCTTTATTCATTGCCGCGCATTACATGGCCAAATATTCAATAGAGGAATTAGACGATGCAATGCAATATTACGATAAGAAAGAAAGATAAAGGGTTTCAATGTATCGTTTCATATAAGGACGGCAACCGCTGGCGCCAGAAATCTAAACAGGGTTTTGAAACGCAAAAGGCTGCTAAAATTCACGCACAAACGATCATTGATGAATTAAAAAAGACTATCACCTTTTCAATAGATGATAGTCTAAAAGATTTAACCTTAATGCAATTTTTCAATATATATTTAAACGAACAGTTGAATTTAACGGCCAATACTTTAATCGCGTACAAAAACGCATTAAATGTAGTTGATGCGTTAAAAAATAAGAAAATAACAGAAATAACAACGCTAGATATTACGCGCGAATTTAATAATACAAGCTACTCAATCAGTTCAATTAATCTATGCACCGCCGTTTTAAAATTGTTATTCAATTACGCCATATCACCATACGCCATTATCCACACAAACCCTTGTATGCGGCTTAAAACCCTAAAGAAAAAGGATAATAAAAAACTATCAGTCTTTACCGAAAGTGAATTATCATTATTAGAAAACATGCAAGATAAACATTATATGTATTATGTGCTATTTTCTGTTGCACGTTATACCGGGGCGCGTTATGGCGAAATCATAGGCATAAACTGGTCTGATATTGATTTAGTAAATCAAACAATGACAATTAATAAGCAATGGACGGCGCTAATTAACGGAAAATACGGATACGCCAACACAAAATCAACAAACGGCGTTCGCACTATTCCAATACCGCCAGTTTTAACAGATATATTATCTAATTTTAAAAAAATATCTAGCAAAGAACGGTTATTTGATTTTAAAAATAATAAATCTACACTAGCCAATCAAGTATTAAAACAATACATTCAAAATAAAACTATGCATTCATTTCGGCATACTTACGCATGTACGCTTTTGGCAAATAATGTAGATATAAAAACCGTTGCCAGTCTATTGGGCGATACCGTGGATACGGTAATAAACAATTATATTCACTACACGGACGAAATGCGAAAAAATGCTGCTGATAAAGTGGCAAATATTTTTGGATAATAGTTTTTGCCGTTTTTATGCCGTTTTAGATAAAAACGCATTAAACAATAGGGTTTTACTCGTATATTTAACAACACTTTATTATAGCCTATATAGTATTTTTTATCCACGATTTTATATATTGTAGTTTTTAACTGATTGGCCATAGTGTAAATTTCAAAATGCTAACCACAAAATTATATGGTTTTACACAAAATTTTTGACGTATTTTTGCCGTCAAATAAAAATAAAGGGGTGCTGATGTAGCACCCCTATTTTTTGTGTATTATTTTGTTTCTTTTAATTCTACTAATCGATGCAACTTGCCATTCACAAAGTACATTTCACAAGTTACATTGTCGCTATCCTTTAATGTAGCCATGTATAAGCCTTCTGCATTTGGTTCGATATCTTCCGCGAACATGTGTTTTTTACCTTCGAATTCAAAAATTTTAGCCATATTAGTATTCCTTTCAGTTATAAATTAATACTTTCCAACTGACAACTAATAGTTGATTGTTGCAAACCGTGCAACTCGGAGATATATGGATCACCTACCATCTTACAACTTTAACCAATGCCGATGCGCCTTTAAATTCTGTTCCTTTAAAGTGTGCAAGCCCTTGAATGCGTTTATCTTCGTACCCGATAGTTTCGTATATTTCGCCATTATTCATTACAGTTGCACCAGCTAATATACTATGCGGTTTGTCTAAATTGATTTTATACACGTCAACTTTTTGGGTTTCGTCATTTTCTACTACCGCGGTTCTATCGCTTTTTTCTATAGCTTCCTTTGGAATATTCGGCGATTTATCCTTAATAGCATTTTTCGTAACTACTGCCGCATCATGTAGCGTTGGCGCCTGTGTATAATATGTTGCTACCGGCTGCGCGGTTTCCTTATACGCAATTACTTCCGTTGCTTCCTTTGGCGTTATTTTTAACGTGTCCGCCAGTTTCTGCGGGTTTTTAGCTACTGTTTGATTGAGGATAACAGGCTCTTGCAATTTCTTTGTATAAGCCATTTTGTAACAAAATAAGCCAACTACCACCACCAGCAGCACAAGTGCTGCCACGGTGATTACGGGCGCATATCGCCTTAATAATTGAATGATAGTATCCATAATTACCCCCTATTAAATAGGCCAATTCATTACTAAATCGGCATCAAACTCCTTGCCCTCGATGTTTTCGCTGAACGTGTATTGCCACAAATTGGCCCCTTCATAGTCGCATTGGTTATTAAGTTGTGCGCACCAGATAGCACAACCGCCTAATTGATTAATGTCTAATACATTCACTAACCAATCATAACTAGCGTACAAACCAGTATTAACATATCCAGCTTGCCATAATTTATTGATGAACACACTACAAATATTTGTTAATTCTTGGCCCGTTGGCATGCCACGATTTGCCTTGTAATCGTCCGCATCTTCCATATCGAACCATACGCCCATAGGCAACTTATCAGCAGTTAAGCCGGCATCGTTTAATGTATTCAATACGAATTCTGCTTCATCTGCCGCATTTTCTTCATTCATCGCGTAGGAATAATGGTATACACCGATAGCTAAACCGGCGTTAATTGCACCGTTTACATTGTTATAAAATTCACTATCTAAATTACCGCGCCCATATCCGATGCGAATAATCGCAAAATCAAACCCATTAGCCTTGACTGCGCCCCAATCAACTACACCGTTATTTTCGCTTACATCAACACCCCTCATGGTACCCCCTATAATTTAACTTTGTTTTCAATTTTAGTTTTAACTAAATCTAAGAATTTACCTAACATCACATTTCCGCCGTCGCGTAGGTTTTCCATGATAGATAGAAATTCACACGAACCTAAATATAACCATACCAGCGATACCGCGAATTGCTTTTGACCACTCATTTCATCAAATAAGACGGCGGCAAGTGTAGCGGCGACATACGTCGCCACTTTAAATACGAAACCTTTTCGCATGTATCGGCTAGAAATCAAACCCTTATCAAACGCCAACGGTATTGCACGATATTTTTCCCAAACGGCAATTTCATCGGCATTATATTTGTATTCATCAACCAACATTCTATAAGCGATTGCCGCCCATTTAGTGAATAAGTCAACGAATACTAACAAAATAAACACGCCCAATATTTGAACGTGTTTTATATGAATTAGCCACATGCCAACCGCACCGGCGCCGCTTAGTAAAATTTTTAATAAAAAACTATCTGTTAAAGAGTTCCAACCTTCAACAAAAAACCTAGTGAAATGATCCATTACTCACCCCTCACTTAACCTTACCTAAGCCATATACGCTACGCGCTATATTAGCTTTTCTCATATTAATTTTCTCTAGTTGCTCCCTCTTTTGTTCGCCGCTCATGCGTTCATTATTAATAATAGCCTTAGATGCTTTGTTTAAGTTTTTAAGGCTATTACTTGCATTTTTTAGCTTTGCAAATTCTTTAGCATCGTATCCTTCCGGGCGTTGCCCTGTGAGTTTGAACTCATTATGTAACTTTTCTTGCTCCTTATAATCATCATAAACACGTTGTACGCTATTAGATGATTGATAAGGTGCCGCGGTAAACCCTCTTAACCCCGGCGCTTCGTACCATTTTTTAGATGCATTGTTTTCTTTTGCACCAGATACCGCATCAATTCCGCTTAATCCTAACCCGGCAAGGCCGCCGCCGTACACTCTTATTGTATTGTCCACAATATACGGTGAAACGTTTATTTTATCGCCTACGAATTTTGCTACTTCGCTAGTATTAGCGCCATACTGTAGGCGTACTGGCAAGTTTTCTTGTGATTGCGGAATGATATTGCGTTGTCTAAATAGTGAATAATTGGTTGTCGCTTCAACAATAGGTATCATGGCCGTTGGCATAAAACTCGGTGCAAGGCTATCAAATACGCGATCACCAAATCCTTTAAAGCCTACGCTCTTACGATTGTTTTTTGCATCGTCCATATACTGTAGCATGCGTTCAAACGCCGTACCGTATAATACCCCAGCTTCAAACGGTTTAGGAATTCTATACATATTTTCCTTGCCCGGAATTATCCAGAATGTATCTTTTTCCCATTGCGGTAGTTCTTGATAGCGCTCATCATCTTTATTCATGTACCATAGCATAATACTTGGTAACGTGATATAAAGCATTGTTTTAACCGTCATACCGCGCGGATCTTCTTTAAACGCACGGGCCATTTTGTCGGCGCCTTGAATAGTCGCATTAAAGAAAGCTATTACTTGATTGGCTTTCTTGGTGTTTGTACCTCTACGGCTAAAATCTAACGTAATATCACGGCTTTCTACTGCTGCTTCTCGTGCTGATAACGGCTTTCTATCTTTACCGAATAAGCGATTACCAACGCCCGTATAACCCTTTCGTGCATTGTCATATTCTGCCAATCGTGTTGCCATTTCTGTTGCTTCACTCATAGCGCGCAATGCTTCGATAGGGTTTTTAATTAGCTTCGTAAACTTGCTTTCACGCTTCATAATATCGCGTAATTGACCGCCTAAATAGTCGCGGTCTAAGGATACCATTGCCGCATGTGCTGCCCCAGATTTCTTATATTCCCAATATGTTTGTCCTTTCTTTAGGTATAAAGCTAAACCTTTGAAAGTATCAACAACAGGAATAAAACCATGTTTAGAGTAAATTGCAGCGCCTATCATATCACGCACGGGGTTCCGCAAGATAAATTCTGGCGATAATGTAGCGCCAGCACGTAACCAACTTGCTGGATAAGATAAAATCTTCATAATCATGTTTGATTGTTCTTTATCCAGCATACGCATAGTTTCGATAAGTTCCGGTGTTGTTTCATACGTTACTTTTTCGCCGTTTTCCCAAACGTTAAACGTATTATCCGTTTTTGCCTTATCACCCTTTACACGTTCCACTATTTGCCCTATGCCTTTTTTATCGGCTAATTTCGCAAATGTACGGCCAACGTGATTGCGTTCTATCGCGTTATAGAATTGGAATGTATTTTTAACAATACTTTCCAACGGATCAATAATATCGCGCGTACTACCTTTTAACCGTTTTACCGGACTGGATACATCAATAAAACCCTTGCCACCAGATAAGAACGATTGCAGGCCTACATCTGACATATCGCGGAAAAATGGAATGTAATGCGGGTACATTTTACGCATTGTATGGTACGCTTTAGCCGTCAACATGCCTTCTTTAACCAGCATCGCCAATAGATAATCTTGATATTTATAGATTTCTTTGGCCGCTTTTTGAAAGCGTTCATTTCCGGCGTGCTTACCTAATACAGCAGCATCTTCCGTGTATGAAAACGTTGCTTTTTGTTGGTTCTTATGTAGGTCTAAATCGTGTAATGCCACTAGATACGCGGAAAAATCTTTATGTTCTCTCTTTCCGATATCCTTAATAATATCTTTAAACGCTGGAATTTTATGTTCAGGTGCGCCGTGTTCAATTAACGTTTCCGCCTTACCAGCCCAACCACGCGCAAGCCACGCTTGCATATACGGATTATCATCGAACGAAATTTTTTCGCCTGTTTCACGTTCGACTTGCTCCACTAAATCTTTTAACGGATTGAGTTCATCAATCAATTTAGTGTATACATCGCTCATCGCTTTTTTGATAAAGTCGCGCGTTTCACCACGTTTAACCGCATCAATAGCTTGGCTCACTTTACCTTTACTCTCAAACGAAATACTACCCTTTACACGTTCTGCCCCGCCTTGGCGGTGCCATTCATGAACCAGTTGAGATAATTTATTAGTAATGCCGTTTAATTCAGGTTCTTTGGCAATTGCTTCCGTGAAATGTTTATAAAATTCCGGGAATTCGCGTTTAGCTTTGGCGCGATCGCTTACGTAATCGTGAAAGAATTCTGCGTATCCTTCGCCGCGTATACCTTCCATGCCTAACTTGTTGTACGCCTTCCCAAAACGGTCTTGTACTACTCGATTAAATTCATTATTAAAACGTGGTTCATTACTAAATTTAAAATAGTTATCTACATAATGCCCCAGTTCATGCATGATAACGCGGAAATCGCCATAATTACCGCTACGAATGACATCGGTATATGTATTGTACCAACCGCCAACGCCTTTTTTACCCAAACGGCCACTTTTAATGCGCTGGTTAAACAAGGTATTAACTGCATCTATGATTTCTTTACGTGTTACGTTTCGCCCTAATCGCTCTACTTCATCAACGCCAGTATGCGGCGTTTCATTGCCCCTTACGCTATATTGTAATGGTTCTGTAGGTTTAACGCCTTTACTTTCCAAATAGCGATTTGCCATTGCTTCGTTACCGTCAAAGGCTTTTACAATAGCTTCCTGTACTTGTTCATGCGTAGCGTGTTCAAGTAGTTGGCTAGGTTGCTGCGCGTATGCACTCACGCCACCTTCTGCCGGTTCTGCTTTTAACGTTTTTAGTTTTTGCGTATCTGCGATAAGTTCGGCAGCGCGTTCCGTACGAACACGTTCCATGTATTCATGGTTCAATGCTTCAACTGGTACATCTAACTTTTCTGATAATTTGACTTTTACCGCATCAAGTTCTGCCTTCGGAATATCCGGCTTTGTTGCACGGTTCAAGTCTTGCAAAATTTCCGTATTAGAATGTACTTTATTTTCTAATTCTGTAAATCGTGTTTCAGATGCATCATTTTTTACAACGTCTTTTAATTCATTTACGATTGTTTCGCGTGCTTTCAACGGCAAATCATCAATAGCATTTTTCAAACTTACGTTTGGCGCATCTTCTTCGTACCTAAATTTACTGTTTACATCGTTTTCAATCGCGTTTTCTTGAATTCTAGGTTTTTCACCCTCTACAAATTCAGTGTTTATGCGGTTTTCTGGCTGAAATTCGTTTATTTCGCCTGTACGGGCTGTTTCGCCTTCGCCTTGATAGTTTATACCTAAATCTTCGTTTTTAACTGATTTATTTTCGGTATTTTCAACAAAACTATTCAAATCTGTATGTGATTGTTCCCCATTTATCGTTTTTTCATTTTCGATAAACTCATCTTTGAATGGTTCATCACGTGTAACACGATTTGGATCTAGGCTGCTATCTTTAAATGATGTATCACGTGGCCCATTTTCATATTTTCCGTAGTTCCCATTAAATGTTTCTTCTGCAATTTGAGCGCGAACATTATCACGAGCAACGGAAGGGTCAGGGCGTTCGTAGGTTTCACGAATAATTTTAGCCATTTCTGCTGGTGTTGCATCTGGTCTTGCGCGCATTGCTTCAAGTGCTGCGCTTTCCGTATTGTGCAATTCCCATACGCTGAAATCAACTTGCGTTCTCCAATCCCATGGGTCTAGCCCTCTACTTTCGGCAAATTTCAACAAGCCTTTTTCACCGTTCAATCTATCCCCAGTAAATTGAACCAAACCGCGGGAACCGTAGCCGTCGCCACTTGTTATAGTGGTATTAAAACTACTTTCGGCGCCAATATTGCCAGTCATGCCCGCCGCTTCAACGTCGCTCAAACCATTCTGACGATATCGGTTATATATGTCGGCTTGGATATTACCAGTTTCTCCCTCATAGGCTTGGCCGTTCAATGCATCTTCTGCATATGCACGCGGTTCTACTGTATTTGCAGTTTCTTCCGGTACTGGAATATCTTCAAAAGCATTGTACAACACGCCTTCTTGCATGTTTGGTTCTTCCTTCTTAAAGCGTTCCCCGATATCTTCAAACGCATTAGATGCCTTTTCTTTGATATGTTCGCCAACACGCCCTACACGTTCGCCAATGGCGCCAGTTACCTTTTTAGGCATTACGCCTTTAACCATGCCAACCGGTATAAATACATCGTCCCATAAATTCGTAGGGTTCATGGCTATATTTTTTGCGAACTCGCCCGGATCATCAACTAAACGCCCAACCGGTTCCGTAATCGGATCTACTAAAACATTTTTTGCCGTAGCAACATATTTATTCCCTAATACCCCGTCCGGTGCCGTTCCTTCGTTTTCTGCCGTTGCATTGGCATCGTACATTTCGGCTGCGTTACCAATAACAGTTGGGGCAGCCAATATACCTGCAACCAATTTTACTTTTGGCGGTACGTACGGCGTCATAGCTATATATCCAGCCGGCTTACCAATTGCGGTATCGTATGCCTCTACTCTTGCTTTGTTTAGGCCCGGCGTTTCATGTCCTTCTATAAAGTCGCCGTTATCATCAAATGCTGAAAAATTATCTCCATTAGCTTCAAGGGCATTAGCAGCACTTTGTGAATACTCCCTACTTAGATTATTTGCTTTATTTACTACATCATCTTTCCAATTTGATAATGTATTCATTACATTATCATTAATTTCTTTGCCTGTTTTATCAATCCATTCAATATTGTTTTTAACGCCATTAGCAACATATTCGGCATTATTTTTAACACTATCCCATAATGTAGGCTTGGGCGCGTTGCCTACATCATCACCGTATTCGGTTGTTATATCTTCAAAGGCGTTGCCGTTTCCAACTGCCTTGCCGTATTGGCTTGTAATATCATCAAACGCACCCATAGTCTACCCCTTTAATAAGATTTTAACCACGATTTATAATTGCCGTATCCGGCCGCATCAAGTTCCGCCGCTATCTGGTCGTCGCTCCAGCCTTGCGCTGATAGTTCGTTCATTCGCTTGGATACTGCTGCTTGTTCTTCGCTTGAATATGTCGGTTGCCGTTTAACTGTTGGCGCTCCAGCACCACCGCCACCAGTAGGCGCACCGCTTAATGCGCTTTGTAATTGCCCATAATAAGGACTTTCTGTTTCTGCCTTATCCGGGTTAGCTTTTACCCATGCAGTATGCTGCGCGGATAAAGTTCTTAATACTTGCGCATTATAACCGCTTGTACCTGTTTGTGTAGCCGTTGCCGGTTTAACATGCGTACCTACATATTTCATGCTGCCGTCTGTGCCAACAATATATGTTTTGCCGTCAGGTAAAACTTTAATGTTCTTAGCCCCGAAATTACCGATGTTTTTCATTTGGCCGTCTGGTGTCATTACGATAACTTGGCCGTTCGCAAATTGTTTGGTTTCAACCTTGCCATAACCGCCCATATCTTGAATAGTACCGTCGCCCATGTTGTAACGTACAATGTGTCCGTTTTGTGCGCTGCTAAACTTGTAATCTGGTTTATCCAACGCCGCAATGCTATTCAAGTTATTCATATCAATAGTGCCAGCGCCTACTTTACTTGCTAGATAATTGTATCTTGCCACGGCTGGCGCTAACCCTTTAACCCGTTTTGTGTTGTATGTATCTACAACTGGGTTGCCGTCTTTATCTTGCGTAAATACAAGATTATTCATGATTTGTTGGCGCATCGGTTCGAGAACTTTTTCTTGATATTCGTTGACCTGTTGCGCATACATAGTGTTTACATCAGTTTGATATTGATCACTTGCAAGGCTTTGGGCGGTCTTGAAATCAAAACCCGCTTTGACTAGGGCCAACGTATTGGCCCCCAGTCTTTTGCGTGCTTCGCTTGTTACACTTGCTTTATCTGGTATAGAGTATTGGCCCGGCGCTTTATCCTCATTGGTATTACCATCGCTTACCAAATTGGGCGCTTGGTGAAAAAAATTAGTACCCCGTTGTTGTACCATATCTTGGTACGTTTGAGGTACGCCAATACCAGTATTGTTAAGATTTTGAAAATTCCATAAGCCGGTACTTTGTTGTGGTTGCGTTGCCACCGCCGGCGCATCTGTATTCGCTTGTACAGGCGCTGCTGGTGGTGGTGTTTGTGCCAGTTGTCCAGGTTGTGTAGGTTGTCCCCATAACCCGTTATGTTGCGCCACCATTTGAGCGCCTACGGAATTGTTCCGCATTGCATCATTTACATATTGCGCGGAGTTGAATTGTGTCGGTTGCATCTGCATTGCATTTCTATTTTGGCTATCAATTACTTGTAACTGGCCTTGCCCTTGTTGAGCATCACCATTTAACATGCTTTGATACCCTTTAGCCATTTTATTATTTTGTAACGCGCCTAGGCGATGTGATGCATATTGTCCAGCTAGTTCGCCAACGGCTGCCCATGGTTCAAAGTCTTGTAAATAAATAACTCCCATTGTGTTATTCCTCTACTTTCTCAGTATTTTTCTTCCTGCCTTTTTTGCTTGTTTTTTTACCAGCATCTTCAGTACTATTCAATTTTGCTTTAATGGCTTGCAGTTCATCTTCATTGATACCTTCTGCCATAATGCCGTTGGCATAGAATAGATTGTCACCAGTACATTGCAATTCGTAAACCTGTTCAGTTTTTCCGGTTGGTTCGCATTGCGTTACAGGTTGATATCCATGCACGGTCATAATTGGTTCACCAATTACGAGATTTTCAACTACTTTCAAGCCTTCCGGAGTTAATACCTTTTCACTCGCCGTAGTTGATACTGTGCAATCTACAGTAGATAGCATATATGTTTCATGCTCGCCCATATCATGCATTTCAATTACATCGTTTACCGCATCAAGTGAAATAACAGTATCACCCGCTTTAAATGTTTCAATTGCTTTCGCACCTTCCGGTGTTGCAATTTCTGTACCTTCTACGAAACAAAAACCTTTCATAAACCCTCCAAAGAAACCACCACTACCTTGTCGCACTGTTGTTTGTGCTGGGCTAGCTAACCCATATCGTAACGTCATGTAGCGGTTCAATAAATCTTCCTGATCCGCGTTATTAAGTTGTGCCATAGAATAGTAATCTTTCGCCGGTTGAATTGCCGCTTCTTGTGTAGTTGCTCCCGTGTTAATTGGGTTTTGTGCTAACCCTTCACGTTGGCCAACTAGCCCGGCGGCCGTTCCTGCGTTGCTCATTTGATTAGTATATCCTTGGTTCATCAAATTAGCTTGGTTTACTATCCCATTTTGTTGGTTATTATATGTATTCCCCCATAGCCCCATTTTAGCGCCTATTCCACTTAAATTATTATTAAGTGCTTGGGTGTTAAGCCCTGCCGCTTGGTTAAGGTCTTGGGCGTATTGTGCTGCTAATGTGTTAGATGCATTTTTACTAATATTGTTAATAGCAGTATCTGCTTGGGAAGAATTGATAATACCACGGGTTGCAAGTCCGGATACTGCACTACCTAATGTGCTTTCTAAATCATTATTCAATGCTTTTTGGCGTGCCGCTTGATACGCACTAGGCAATTCACCAGATGTAATAGCGTTCATAGCATTTTGATTTTGCAACAACGCTCCGTTATACTCATTTGCTAATTGCCCCGCCGTATTGTTCATATCATTAACGCTTGCCGCTAACTGATTAGCGTATTTTGTGTTGTCGGTTAGGTTCTGCGCACCAGCACTTGAAATCTGATTTTGTAACGCACCAATCGCATTTTGATTATTTTGATTAGTGCCTAGATACTGATTGAACATATCTTTATATACCGGTGTGATTACATTATCAAGTGCTGCATCTCCCATACCTTGCAACCTGTTAGCACTTCGATTAGTTCCATTTATCCAATCAAGTTGCCCTTGTAGCAATTGCTTTTCTTCTGCGGGGGCGGCTGGTAGTTTTGCATCAATACTACTTACCTTTGATTTTTTGCCACCGCCGCCAAATAATTGCAAGTTAAAAGTAAACATGCTTTTCCTTTCTACAAAGTAGCTTCAAGGTGTTTTCGCACCGTTTTCAGCACTTTGTAATTAAAACCGTTGTAGGAATAGTCCATAGTTGGAACGCGTTCCATTTTCCACTTCTTAATGAACCCTTTAACGCTGCGATGTGTAGCCGTAACGATAATGTCTAAATCGTTTAACTTCATTACATCAACAATGTATTTTCCGATTACTTTCATATCACCGTATGTTTGCCATATCGTAAAATAGTTAGTCCCGTTGAATTCATTAATCGTCCAAAATAGGAACCCTGCACCAGGGAAGAATTTAAAGTAATAATTGTACTTATCTTTGTAGTTATTATTTTCATCGAAATAAAAACCGCTTAGATCCACTCGTTCCCCTGTTCTGCGTTCATAGTCCTTTATCATGTTTTCAAGGCTATCCATTTTCATTAGGCCACCCGCTTCCACATATATACAGATAAGTACGGCTGCATAATATTATGCGCTTGTCCGCCACCTTCTTGATTAATAGTATGTGTATGATTACCAGCGCTATCAATAGCAATAGTATGGTTATGAGTACCGCTTGCTTGCACATCGACATCATAACTATAGGTAATATTCGGTTTAACACCATACCTATCAAAGTTAGGGAATCCGATGAAACTGCCGGAGCCTTTAGTATATGTCATATACGCATACCCTTTATGAGTATGTTCTCCTGCATCTTGTGCCGTTCCTGTATGCGTGTGTCCTCCACCTTCGGAAGTGTTCCCGCCGTGATTATGTTTAGGCATTTCTTGCGTAGTCAATGTATGCGTTTCAGCACCACCAGTGCTACCAGCACTATATTTATCGCCTTGTGATAATAGAACCTTACCTTGTTCGATATATTCCCATGTACCAAACCCAAATAAATCATGCGGATTGGTCGCCACGGTACTGCAATAGATAGCCCCTATCGGATATGCCTTTGTTAATACCTCATTGATTTTAGGCTTTAACGCATCTATATCTTTTCGTACCGCATCAAACATATCATTAATGCTTTTAGCTAAATGAGCGCTAGTAATCTGTTCATTACCAATATTGTCGCTTTTCACTTCGCCAATGCCGATTTTATTGCTAGTAACAGAACGGTCAGCCATTACATCGCCGCTAAACCCTGGGCGGTAGTATTTGATGCTTTTAACCGATGTACTATCCGTAACTACAATGGCAACTACAATGCGAAGCACTGACTTCCATTGTACGCCGTTATATAGGTACATCTTATCGGCTACCGTGTTATAGTGCATTTTATCCATTTCAGCCTTTGGCGCACTTGCTTGGCGCACTGGTTCAATAGTAGTACTGCCATAACTTAACGCACCAGATGCGGAGCGTTCGATATATAAATACGATGTAGATTGCACTGGTAAATTCCATGCACTCGTTTTACTTGTAATCGTACTTACATAGTCTACACTTCCGTTATCATCGTACCCGTTGGCGAATGATAATAATACCGGTGTTTGACTGCCGTCAATCATTACACTTAGATTATCACCAATCAAAAACGCCCATTCACTATTACCAACCTTACCGTTTAGTACCCTATTCCGTAGCACGCCACCGCCTGTATTACCGCCACCACTAGCCTTTAATTCTACGGCTTTGGCGACTTCTAATATTTCAGCCCGGTTTTTCTGAATGCTATCCTGCACCGTATCCCCTTGGGGTGTGATATCCAAAGCGTGTTTTTCTTTATATGCCATGTTTAAACCTCTTCATACGTATAATCTAATTGCCTTAGAGATATAGCCCCTTTTTGAACGTGTATTTTAAACTGCACATTACGATTAGCACCGCCACCAATCTTATAAGCTTTGGTGTATTCGTTAGTGTTCATCTTGCTTGTAGCATTTATAGTTTTCATCGTTGCATAATATGTCTTAGTAGCCTTACTAGCAAAATTAATAGGCTTAGCCTTCTTATTGGAAATGCCAATTGTGCCGTATCCATTAATAATATTATGTGTTACGAAATTGTAGTTCATAATCAAGATGAATTGACGTGTAGCCAATCGGTTTCCACTAATAATAGAGGTTTCAATTTGTACGCCGTCATCTGTATCTATGCTTTCATCAAGAATACCAATCTTATTGCCATAGGCTACATATACATCTTTATCTATACTTACAACGGAATTGACGTTATACGTGAATTTTCTAGATGTGAATACTCCGCGACCGTCATTATATCGGGGTAGGTAATGATAGATGAATAAGCTATCCCCATTGTAGGGCTTTATCCACAATTGCTTACGGCTAGGTACATGCCACATTTCACAATCTTTTGTGATGTACTTCAATAGGTAGGAATTGATATTAAGCCCAGTTTCAAAAGGTTGTATTTCTGCGTACGTGTTAGTCGGCATGAATGACATAAACCCTTGTTCCCCTAAATAGTATGATCTATCATCGATACTCAAAGTTGAACCGCTACAATATCCCGTAGAGGATAGCGGGTATACAGTCAAATTATTATCGTCTGGTGTGCCAACTACTTGATATACACGCCCATATTCTTTGTATACGATAATTGCACGGGTTAAGAAGTCAACGGAAATAATACTGCCTTGGTCTTTATACCCTACATCAACATATTGGCTGCTTGATGCATCGTTGCTATTATGTGTCCATGATTGATAATCACCAACCGCCGACCAATTCAACCGATGCGAATAAATCGATGAAAGCAACACACGTCCGGAATGACTGGAAACCATTTCACATGTAGGGCTTTCTACTGTAATGAGTTGCCCTGCTCCCGTAATCGCCTGTAGTTTTCCGCCACTAGCAATCAGAATATCACCACCGAATGCATGATACATAGGCTTTTGCACACCACTTAATACCCCTAATAGTTTGTGAGTGCTGAAATCTGTTTCATATAAATTCTTATTCGATGAAAAATACCAACGCTTCCGATACACATCGTAATACAACGTTTCAATAGGCAAGCCGAAATCATACAGCACTCTAACCCCTGGTACTGTACGTAATGCATTATCCGTTCTATCGAATTCGCATTGCCTAGCTTGCGTTAAGGCTTGCATATCAATGTTTTCGGGCGGGTTCGACCAGTCAATGCCCAACCGGAAACCGTTTGTTGTTGCTACCTGTTTTACGCCCATTATGTAATACCCCTTGCCACTTTAATTTGTTCCGTGATGTAGTCAATAAAGGCCTTATCATAGGCAGCATAATCAGTCATAAGAGATTTTTTCTTTACCATGAAAGATATAAGCTGCACTAGATACTGATGAAAGAATTCAGAAAACGGAATAGCATCGTCCAATTCGTCAACGTGGTTTTTACGTACGCTATAAAATACGCCTTTTACTATTTCCCCGTCATAGGTTTCAAACGTTCCGTTAATGATGCGGATAGGATAACCACTCTTTGGAACGAACCCCATAAAGTCGGACGGTACGGCTTTTAAGTTTGGTATATCCGTATTCTTAACTACTTCGCGGTCTTTAATGCTAACCAATATAGTAGTTAGCCAATCAATAGCGGCGTTAATGTACTGGATATATTCTAATTGTTCATCTAGTATTTCGTTGCTTTCAACATTAACCAGAGTAATCAGTTCTTTTGCAACCATAATCCCAATACCCTTCCGCTATAATGCAATCATTATCACCTAATCCGCTGTTAATTGTTTGTAATGCGTTTACCATATTGGCAGTAATGCCGGTTATATCCATATTCATTACGCGATACACGATGTAATCAACTAACAACGTTTCAAGTTCTGCCGGTAGTCCGCTTTCATCATCTAGCGTTTTATATCCAGCCGTCTTTATATAATCAACGGTGATTTTCTGCTCATGATCCGCATCAAATACCACCGTTTGTAAATTCAACACATGATACCCTTGCACTTCCGCATCATCTGCTTGTACCTTTAACACTCCGATACATTGAAACGGCAGTACAATTCTCCCCGTTCCGTTATCTTCATGTGTAGCAGTTGCAAGGCTATGGCAATATTGGCTAATTAAAGCGTTCAATAAGTGATTGCCTTCGTTGTAATACTCCAATAGCTGGTATGGTGTATACATTTCTTGCGATGTATCGCCTATTTGCATGAACGCCCTATTTACTATTTGTTTTACGTTCATATTCACCCCATATAAGAATAAAGGCGGGTATCACCCCGCCTATACCTATAAATTAGCGTTCAACAACGCCGCCAGTCATAACTTGAATTACGCCGTAGTCTTTGGCATTGAATTTAGTTTTTTCAACTGCACCATAGAACGCAATACCGTTACCAGCAATGTTGCCGTAATCGTCTGTTTGTTCGATATGTTTCGCTGGTCTAGCTACTGCAAAACATGCTGCTTGTTTGCCCAACAACAAATTATGACATACATTCGCACTAGATGCGCCTGTAGTATCAGATAATACGCGTTCGTATTCGTATAGAATTACACCGTCATATTCGCCTAATGCACCTGTGAAAATAGGGTTTTTAGAACCGCGAACATTTGCGTTTTGTTGTGCTGCAAGCCATTTTTCATCGTCTTTTAAATCACGAGCCGCCCATGGGGATACAAGCATAATATACTTGTCCATGCCGTCAACCTTAATTGGTTGTACTTTAGGGCCATGCATCATTGCTTTTCGTTTTGCACGGGAAATAATAGTTGTAGTTAATTTATCATTAGCCGTAATGCTTGCTTGGGAATTTGCGGCGCTTGCATATAAAACTTCTGTAGCAGTAGGACTTGCAGAAAGTTTAGAGATTAATTTATCGTCTAGCCAATCAGATAACCATTGTTTTAATGCGCTTTTGATTTCTTTCAACATATCATATTGTGTTTTTTGGTCGTCCGCTTCAAATCTGGATACCGCGTTACGCACTAATTGAGTATTTACTGTGAAATCGTAAATGTTCAAGCTATCTTCTGCACCGGATAATTTAGCGCGGTTACCTTCAACGCCGGAACCTGTTAAGTTCATCATCAATCCGAATACTACGCTATCGCCTTTTACGTTTTCTAAGTCTTTGTTTTTATGTACAACATTGGAACCGTCCAACGCTGTAAATTTATCAAAATAGCTTTCTTTCAAGCCTTCGTGCCATACTTTTTTGGCCCATACTTTAGGAACTAAGGCCGCTGGAATATTAACTTGATTTCTTTGTTCTGCCATTTTTTACCTCTTATAATTCGTCAAAATATTTGCGTACATCGTCCGGCAATGCATCAAGGTTGCCCGTTTGGTACGCTTTCAAAATATCTTCTTCCGTTACTTTGTTAGGTGTAGGAACGCCACCATTTAACGCGCCAGCTTTTGGCAACGTCGCCGCAACTTGTAAAGGGTTGTTAGGTACTTCGGTACTTGTCGCCCGTTCATTTTGCAATTCTGCTACAAACTTTCTGATAGTTTCAAAATCGGCTTCGGTACCTTCGCCAATATCAACACGATAAAAAGCATCGTTAATCGGTTGTGCATCGCGCATCGTCATGCCGTTAAGCTTTTCTAAACCACGTTGATATAGTTCCCCAAAGTTCGGCAAGGATTTAATTTCATTTACGAAATTTATGTTTGTTTGTCTTTGTTGATGCATCGCCATTTGCTGATTAGTAATTGTATATTCAGCATTGGCCTCAAAACGAATGAAATCGTTATATTTCTGTACATCTTCAAACATAAGACTTTCTAAATCTTCCGCCGTAATATTAAAGCGTTTCAACGCTTCACGGCGTACAAAGTCGCGAATATTTGATACTTCTTCGTCTGGCAATGTAATTGGCCGTTGTTGTGCTTCGTATTGTCTAGCACGTTCTTCCGCCGCTTTACGTCTTGCGCGTTCCTGTGCAAGTGCTGCCTTTAAGTTCTGATCGTTCGCATGCGTTTCTTCCGTACCTTCGTTAGTGTTCGGCGCTTCCGGTTCTACTTCCGCATCATTCGCATCACTTTCCGCCGCATCATCTGTAGAGGGTTCATCTGGTGCAGTTTCCTGTGTATCCGTTTCTTCTGTTGTTTCTTCCAGTTCAACGCCCGCGTTTTCTAAATCTTCCGGTGTGAAACCAGCTTCTTCGATGTTTACTAAATCTTTTTCCATATCAAATACCCCTTATTGCCTTTTAACGTCATTGCCGGACGAATATAAGAATATGGCAGTTTAACGCCGTTACCGGGCGATAATGTATAAGCAAGCCTTTTAACGCCATTACTTAGGGCGAAAGAAATATAAAAAACGCCCCATTACGGAGCGTTTATTATTGTGTTGATTGTTTATATTACATAGTGCCTAAATCGTTCATAGGCGGCAAAATTGGCGGTGCATTTTGAATGTTCTGTTGCTTACCTTTCAAGGCTAACCGTTCCGCCATAATTTGTTGCGGTGAAATCTGTACGCCTAGCGTTTGTAAATACATGCTCAACGCTTCCGCTGGCATATCATCTAAGCTGCCGCTAACACGCAATTCTGGTAAAGCTGGTTTTTCTGTTGCTTCTTGCATGCGTTTCTTAACCGTTTCTTTTTCTGGGAAATCCATAAAGTCAAGAATGATATCCATAGGAATATCAACGCCGCTTTTCTTAGCTTCCAATAATTGATAAAGGTTAGCACGTCTTGCCGTTGCGCTTGCTTGGCTTGTAGTGATTACAATATCAAAATCAAAGGCGGATAGATCATAAAGTACTTGTTTAATTGGGTTACCTTCCGCATCACGTTGCGGTTGCCCTAGTGCATCGGTTAAAACCTGTTCTTGCATAGGTTGATTTAAACCCGGTGCAATCTGTATAAATTCTTTTTGTCCGTCATCGCCCACAATGCGCATTGCTTTGGCTTCGTTGTAGAATTGCGGAATTAAACCCGGTGCATTCTTCTCACCCCATAACAATTTAACAATTTGGCGTTCTGCTTCTTTCGACTGTTCAAAGATACCAGCCGTTTGAACGGTTGTTACTGATTGTCTTAAATCAATAGCCTTGCCACTCATGGCCCCTACGCTACCGCTTAGACTTTCCGGAGTGATACCGCTGATAGAGTAGAAATCATTGCTTGATTGCTGCTCTAAGCTAATATTAATATTGCTATCCATTGCCGGCGTGCCGTCTGTGAATGATACGCCCGGCGGTAGATATATATTCGCCCCCGGTTTCGTGCTATTTTTATTAATATCACGTTTAAGTTGTTCCGTGAATTGACCTTGCCAGAATTTCACGCCTAAAGACTGTTGATTTACTACGTGCATGCGTTGGCTTCGGTTCTTATTTAGTTCCCTTTGTGCATCTTTAATATCACGCACTACGCCAGCCGGTTCCAGTTCATCATCTACCAATTCGCCAGTATAGTAGCAATATTCACGCACTAACGGAAATTTACCATGCTTATAAGGGCTTTCGCCTTCTTCAAGTAGTACATCATCGGCGAACGTAGCATATCTGATTTTAGTATCTGGAATGCTAGTAGGTTTTTTACCTGTAGCCAACAATACAACAAATAAAGGGTTATCTTCATCAATTAACCCTTCTTTTGTCATGTATACGTTTTTCTTGCCGTATTCCTTATACCAATACTGCACTACACGGATTTTATTGTAGTTGTTGTTGTACCATAACGCCTCACCGTCCACCGTTTCAACTATGCCGGCTTCTTGTTCGGTATCATCGTATTTATGCTTTAACGCATCAATTTCATTTACTTTTTCCGGATATACTTGTTTTAGTTTAGCGGAACTCTCCCAACTATAACGGCCAACATATTGCGCATCGCTTAAATCGTCTTTCTTACATTCCGGATCTACGAAAGCATCAAACGGAGATACACGTTCAATTTGAATTGTGCCGTCTAACTTCGTATAGTCAAATTCATAAGATACCCAGTAATTGGCTAAACCGCAAATAATCTTATCACGGAAACATTTGCCCTTATTGCGTTGATAGTTCGCACGGTCTAAACAGTATTTTGTAATACCTTTAGCAACGCGGCTTATTCTATCGTCTTCTTCGCTACGCGGTAAAAAGTCCGGTTCCGTTTCGTTCTGTGATGCATAGCCGCATAACAGATTAATTACCGGTCTAATTCTATTAATCGTGATTGCTGGCCGTCCAGCTTCACGCATCTTTTTCAAGTCTGCATCTTGCCATTGTTTGCCTTGCATAAATGCAAAATCTTCGGCAGCAGCCTTGCGCCATTCTGACGTGGCGGCCAATGCACTTTTTACATTTTGTTTTGCTTCATATATATCAAAAGTTTGTTCTATGTTCATTATTCCACCATTTCAGAACCATAAATCATATCGTACATTTGTTCTAGTTGCCATTGTGGCATTGCTTTTGCGAATTCCGCTAGTTGTTCATCTGTATATTTAGCCGGAATAATTACGCCCTTTTCCTCACGTTCGCCGTATTCCGATTTAAGTACCTTAAAGGCGTAATCACGCAACGCCCTTTCACTCATACGCCCCATGCGCTTATATCTCCTTCGCTATCATCAACATATTTATAACCGTCATTAAATGGCTTTTCTGGTTTAACTGATTTTACAGGTCTAGCCATGCACATATAGCGCACCGCATCATACGCATGATCTTCTTGCTTGGTATCTACATCTTCAACCTTGATTTTGTCATAAGTTAATGCTGGCAACGTTCGTATTAAGTGTACGCAATTACTAAATATCTTTAACTTGCCTTCCTTCAAGCGTTGATGTACTTGCATAAGTCCGGCTAGTCTATCATTATCAGCACGCACCCAATACACGCCCTCAGTCGCAAATATTTCCGCAATCGTTGGCCCGTCATGTCCTGTACGTTGCCAAATTGCTGGGTCTGCTACGCCTTGATAGTCTTTTAAATGTTCTATCTTTTGCGCTACTTCCCGCGCCGTTTCTTGCGTTCCTGTATCCGGCATACCCGGCTTGCAGCCGTAATATTCACCAGTAACATATAGTACATCGTCATAGTCAACCGCATAGGAATACACCGCATATGGTTTCGTATAGCCCCAGTCCATTGAACGATATCGTTGCCAATGATGCGGAATTTCAAACGGTTCTATTACATGTTTCTCCGTTCTAAATTCCGTAAATACTTGACCTTCAAATATGTTCCAGTCGCCTTCTAGGTATGCTTTACGTAGCTTTTCGGGTAGCGTATTAAGTGCATCTATATAATTCTGTGATAGATGCGGGTTATCGCTTGCCCTTGCTTGGATATATGCAATCTTATCGGCGAACGGTTGCATTTCTTTCGTGAAATTTCTATCAATAAACAAATCCTTAACCCACATATGACCTTTACCGCCCGGATTAGTTGCCGCGATTAATTTTGTATCGCTTATACCAGTCCAGCGGAGCCGCATGCGCAAGAAATCGAACACATCGCGACTATTCAATGTTAATTCATCAATAGCAATAGCAGCGAATTCGCTCGATAAGTATTTACTTGGGTTATCAAGGTTTCTAAAACAGATAACGCCGCCGCCTAATTCATTATTTAATGTGAATTCATGGTTGCTTTCTTTATAACTTCCTAACCATTCCGGAAATTCCATTTTGATTTTGGATATTTGACGATCATCTAAACTCGGGTAATCTTCGCAAAACAACCCTACGCGTATGCCTTTAATTCCTGTTTGAATGAACCAATCAATTAAAAGCCATATTAACCCCCAGCGGAGTATATACGATTTACCACCACCAGCAGCGCCACCATATAGCGTATATATATTTTTCTTTACCGCACGCAAGAATTCTTTCTGTTTAGGCGTTGGCCGTATTACATCGCGAAACAGATTTGTTTTACTCATCTGTATCACTCAATTCATCGTTATCAATAACCAACTTAACGGCGCTTTCTGTTGTGATTTCCTGTTGAATCTTATCGCGCCATTCTTTAGACTTGCGATTTTTAAGCCAAAATATAATTGCGGTAGTGTTTCCCTTTAACGCTTCTTTATAAAGCGCATTTTCAACGTTCAAGTCCGCTTCTTCTTTTCCTATTTTTAGGGCATTAGAAATTTTAGTTGACTTCTTTCGCCATTCCCAAAGGGTAACAACTGATATCTGCATATTTTCGGCGATCTGTTCATTTGTTAAGCCGTTACGTGCCCAACCTTTGATAAGCAATATTTTTTCTTTTGCTTCCCAATCTTTGTAGGTTAGTTTTGTATATGTTTTTCTATCTGCCATTGTTTCACCCCCTTATTTAAGAATGTTATTGTCTTTTGCTTTCATGCGCCCATGTGATCGCGCACATATACCGGCAACTTGCTTGGCTGCGTGTTGGCTAGTGCAATATGTTTGACATAAACCGTCATAGTATATTTCACTGGCCGTGCATTGGCCCTTCTTATTGTTAAGACATTTTGACTTTGTACATATGATATTCACTAGCTTTTCACCACCTTTACAAACTTTTTTTGAAAAATTTTTAATTTCCCTATTGACTACTTGCGAAAACGCAAGTATAATAAAGCCATAAGATACATCAGAAAACGCAATTAAGTGAAAAGGAGAAATTAAAATGCTAACACTTAAAGACTTAAACACAACTCAAACATGGAACTTTGAAACAAAGGTTCAAGCATCCGAATTTATTCAAAATATGTCATTAAGTTTTGAATGGGAATTAATAGACAATAGCAAGAATGAAGTTATTGCTAGCCATATTTACGAATAACAATAAAGGCGGTAGCCAACCACTACCGCCAACTATTTAAACCAAAGGAGAATACAACAATGCAAATGACTATTCAAGAAATTAAAAAAGCGATCAGATACAACGAACTAAACAATATCGAAACATTACAAGCCGCATATACTGGCGTTAAATACAATAATGACGGCATTATTCAAACGCTAGGTTATGACGATTTAAGCAACATTGTTATGATGCTTCGTTACCTAGCTGAAAAATGCGAATTACTACGCCGCCGTACTAACTCAATATATGATGCGTTCGCTGCATTTAACCTACGCGAAACAATATTTGATACTATAGACGAATATCAAAAAGAAATGAATAACCAAATACGCCAAATGTTAGCCGCTAGATAATAGCGGCTTTTTTAATTACTCAAAACCAAACACGGGGCAAACGTTCCATAACTAGTATCAAACAAATGCAGCGCGTTCAGTTTTCAATAATCAAATGTTACTTTTATACAAGAAATGGTGTATATCGTCGCGGATACACCCCATTTTATTTTTGTTTTATTCTATTTTATTGCATATTCTAAACAAATACCGATAGTTCTCATGCGCTCTTATGAAACTTTTGAAACGATACAAGTATTCAACCACGAAAAAACAAATGAAATTTAACAACAGCAAAATTATTTATAGTATGAAGGTTTTCACTATATCGGTATTTGTTTACAGTATGCAATTGCGGGGCGTTGTGTACCCCGCAACTACTAACCTATTTGCCTAAGGAGAAAATGCAAATGCCCAACTAGCACTTTACGCCTTATATTATACTATATATGGCGTTTCCACCTATTTCCGATATAGTCCGATATAGTCCGACTTATACCGTTTTAGCCGTATACACGCACGCATAATATGTATGATGCAAATAGTAACCTACCTGTACAAGGCCAGCCGTTTTTAATTCTGCCGCTTGCGACTTCTCTAAGTCTGTAAAATACCGCGCATGCTTCGCGCTTTTGCCATCGATGTATTCGCGCAACAATAAAATATTTGCCTTCCCTTTGGTGCATATGTTGATGATATCCGCCGCGGTTTCCCGCTCATCAATTAATGCACCTATTTCTTTGTGTACTGCATCGCGCTTGTTTTCTAGTCTTATAATCTGTTGTTCCAGTCCGCCAGGTGTTCCGCCACCTGTTAGGCGTTCTTTGGAATAATCAACGGCGCCTATTGTTGTTATATCTGATTGTAAATGCTTTAGATCTTCTTTCAATGAGTTAATTTTCATTGTTATTAATTTGATAGGTTCTAAATATTCTTTTGCTAATTCCCTGTAATCTTTATCCGTCATATTTCCCCCGTATGGTTCATTATCTCATGTTCTTAACTGTTTCCCCTAACATGTTTAAATAGTCCTGTAAATTGGTTTTAATTGCTTCGTTTACGATTTGGATATTATCAGTTGTTACATAACTAGCGATTAGCATTTTATACATCGCATCTTTTGTAGGTACAAAAACGCAAATAATTAGCGACAACAACCACACAACACCACAAATATACGCATATTTCTTAACTATCTTATCATCGCCATTCGTTACCGCTTCTGGATAAATAACAACAAGTACAACCGTTATGATTGACGATATTATAAACACCGCTTGATTAAGTACATCAAGATTATGTAAAACCTCAATTAAATACAGATACATTGGGTTAATAATAGGCATTACACATTTCCCCTTTCGCCTACAATGTTACTTTTTCAATTTCCGCTCTAATTTCAAGAATATTTAGATATTCTCCCATTACTGCCTTTTGTCTACGTAATAGTTCGATAGGGCAAGTTGGTTCAAAGTTTAAAATCCCGGCATCATGTTTAACCAACATTTTATGAAGCTTATTGTATCGTTCTTTCAATTCACTATATTCGCTTTTAAATCGCGTTTGCCATTCCGGCTCAACTACTTCGCACGAAACATTTTGATCGTCATATGTCATTTCAAATATATCAGGCTTGCAAGGATAAATTTCGCCTTTAACACCTTTGATAATGTAATCGCCTAACGATGCTTTATGTTGCCCATCTAATGTTTCAATAAAAATATCATCATCAAGGCAGCCATAAAAACTTTCACCGCAAAAATCTACACACTCCCCATAATTTTCTTTTGTATATTGTATCGCTTCAATCACAACTTGTTTTTTTCTATATTTTTTAATCATATTTATCACCTTTTATTATAGGGCGGATATTTCACCGCCCACCTTTTTTTGTTTAAAATAACTATTTACCAGTACTACCAATGCCACCAGTACCGCGCGCCGTTTCGGTTAATTCCTCAACCTCTAACAGCTTTAATGCGCCTACTGGTACAAGAATACCCTGTACTAATCTATCGCCCTTTTGAATTAAATATGCATCATCGCTGGTATTATGTAGTATCGCTTTTATTTCACCCCGATAATCCGCATCAATCACCCCGAACGAATTCGGAATAATTAACGGTGTTTTACTCATGCTAGATCGTGGCGCTAACATCAACATATACCCTTTTGGAATTTCTACCGCTAAACCCAGCGTTACATATTGCGTTTGATGCGGTTCTATTACTACGCTTTCCGGCTTGTAAAAGTCCATGCCAGCAGCATCTTCGCTTCCAACTTTCGGCATCAACACACCGGGCAAGCATCGTTTCACTTTGATAATATCCGCATTATATCGCTTATCACCAAATAAGAACCGTTTAATTTTGTTGATTATACCCATTTTAACCCCCCGTATATTTCCTTATTTCAAAAGTTGCTCTAGTACGGCGTTTCGCCTATCCATAATACGAACTTCCGCCCGCGGGTTTTCTTTATCTATACCCGCTATGCAGCTTTCACCATAAGAACATATCCATTTATCATCATCAATCACACCGGCTTTTGTCAATATATCGCTAGTCGCCTGTAGCAACCCGATTAAGTCCGGCCAGCTTCTTTTATTTGGCAAGTAATATTTACACTCAACAACCACAACGCCAGATATATGCAATTTCTTGCCAGCTAGTTGCCACAAACAACCTTCTTCATAGTTCATATAGGCTTCTGACGGAATGTAACCAAATTTACTGCCATTTTTAACTATTCGCCCGTGGTTCTTCTTCGTTATTGGGCGACCTTTGAATACTATATCAATCACGCCCATTTTCTGCTAACCTCGCATTATCTTCTTCATAACTCCATAACATAGCCTTTCCGGAATAACTCCACGATGTACCACCACAAGGAAAACAACATATAAAGCCTTTTTCGCCTACACCAGCAAAATATAATTTCTGTTCACCGAATAACGTTTTAACAATTATTTGTGTATCAACTGGAACCTTATCCCATTCCACAAACCCCAATAGCGATGCAATAGAATATTTATCGGTTTTAGGACTTAACCCAAGCACCTTGCACGGAATACGCGGGGTATTATCGCGCACCTTAAAATTACCGCCGTTTTCAATAAATGTTGGGTTTACGAAATAGGCGTATACACCGATTATTTTAATATCGCGGTACCCCTCATCGTACATTTCTTGCAATAGCCATTTTTGCTCATTCGTCATTATTTAATTCTCCTTTTGTTGCTAATAAGTACTTTATCTGATCCATAACATGATGCAAATACGTTTCCATTGTTCCGTTAAAATTCTGCATTGTCATTTTTGAAATCATTTGCCGTAATCGCCACGTTTTTCTTCCGTTTTTAACGTTGTATTCAATCGTAATACAATAGGAATTCGCCGTTACTTTTGGTTTTAATATTCTATTCCCGATAACAACAGTTAATGCGCTTGCAAGTTGTTCCCGTGTATACGTTTGTTTATTCGTTTTTACAAGTTTCATCGTTTCCTCCTTTCAAGGTTTAAACCAGCAGCCAACAGGCGATTTCTAACAAACGTACCAGATACACTATATACGCTTGCAATCTGCCTTATGCTTAACCCGTCATTACGTAATTTAATCAATGCACTTGTTTCAATATCTGGGTATGCCGGTTTTTGTTTTATTTCTTTCCTTAACCCCAGCACGGATAGTGCTGCATCTGCGGTTTTTCCGCTATATATGCAAACACCCAACGCAAGCCAGTTTCCTATATATACCGTACTCATTCGTTCGCCACTTTCTCAACTTCAATTAAACACGCAATATTTGAAATACTTTTATTCGTAACATATTTACCTCTCTATATATTGTTCACATCGTTTTAAAATATCTTTTACCAACTCCAACGGAATATGCGACCTCGTGTTATATCTGTTTATTCCTTTTACGTTTAACTTATTGAATTGAATTTGATTTTTTATATTATCTTTAAGCAACTTTAAATTTATATTGCTACCAAATTTTGTAGGTTTCTTAATCGGATAATCATAGTTGTTGTAATAAGTTAGGTTTTCATATGGAATATCGAACCCTATTACATTGGCTATGTATTCCCATATCCGCCCATATGCAGGGTTTTCAATCACGAATACTTTAGGTTGATAACGATCAATAATTTTCAACGTGTTATAGATACACATTTCACCATTGATACGTGTTAGGAATGACTTATCATATTTGAATTGGTAGTTTTCATAATCAGCTTGATTTCTGATTGTGAATTTACTCCCTTGTTCGTACTCACCAAATAGGTTGATAGTCATATCCTTTTCTTGTTTCCAGCAAGCGTTACCACCTTTCATGGCGCTTGCTACACTCCAACTTTCACAAGGCGGACTAGCTAATATCACATCAGGTTTATCTAGTATGTCTAATTGCTCCCATAGTGCATTTGGTTGATGCAATGTATTAATCGCTAAGTCTTGGTTGATACACGCATCACCAATGCCTATTGATGTTATTGTGTGTTGCCCCCCCATATTCATGTTATATTCATCTACCGCTTGACGATAGCAGCCATTACCATCATCAAATAACCCCCATATATGCATTTTCACCTTCCTAATATTTACCTTTAATCCGCTTGATGCGGTTGTTATTTGTCTTGATATACCCGTACACACAACTCCGGATATTACGGGTTTCTAATTCTTCTTTTCGGCTCAAACTGTATTTTATATAGGCTGCGCATGTACTATGGCAGCCTATCGCCCTAGACTCACAACCTTTACATGGTGGTTTCATTTCCTGTTTTCACCTTTAAAAAATACCAACCAAATTGTTTTTCCGCGCCGTTGGCCTAAAATCGGTTCACTTGGCAATAACGGGCGTACTTTTGGCAAGGTTATTTGTTCTTCATTCCATTTAAAAATTAACGTTCCGTTTTGTTTGAGTACCCGCCAACACTCCGCAAGGCCCTGTTTTATATCCTTTTTCCAGTCTGGCCCTAATTTTCCGTATTTCAGTTTTAGAAATGACGTATCGCCAGCGTTCACCAGATGCGGCGGATCAAACACAACTAAATAAAACGTTTCGTTTTCAAATGGCATTTCTCTAAAATCTGCAACTATATCCGGTTTTACGATTAACTTCCTACCGTCGCATAGTGTTGTATTTTCTGTTCGATTGTCCATGTAAACCGTTTCTTTATGTTCTCTATCAAACCAGAACATTTTAGAACCACAACAGGCATCTAGCACATTCATAGCGCGCCTTTCTTAATCATTTCCATTAACGCACCGGCAATCAACGCTAACGCAAAGGTTGATACAAATAACCCAAATACCGTATTACCAGCAACACCAAATAAACCTAATAACCATAGCACCATTGAAACAATGAACGCTAAGCCTAAAGCCTTTACTAACATCGCAAGCACTACATACACCAACAATGCAACATTTTTCATGCTTTTATCTCCTTATTTTCAAAAGGGTTTATCGTTTCAAGAACCACAAAAGAAGTGTTGTTGTATCCGTGGCGGTTTTCCCATTTACGAAACACATCGGTTAATTCCGCTTGTAATTCGTCTATATGTTCTTGTTTTACACTTAAAAGGTAATCTTCCGACCATTCCTCAATTTCATCGTCTAAATCACCACATACAATCTCTTCAATAACTCGTTCAGCATTAACAGTAGGAACATAATAATATGGATTTCCAACCCTAATTTTTGGTACTTCATAGGCTGGATAAGTATCCGCAAATTCTTTTACAGCATCTTCAATGCTTTTTTCCGGCCAACCTACATATTCACCTAAACACCAGCACCACTCATTCTCGTTTTTTACTAACATTTTTATACCCTAGAACGGAATATTTTCATCGTTCCCCTTATCATCTGCAAAACTATCAAAATTACTTTCTGTTGCCGCATCATTTAAAGCGGATACCCCAACGAAACCAGCGATTACTTCCGTTACATATTTCTTTTGGCCGTCCTGTGTTTCGTAACTTCTTGTTTGAATTCGACCTTCAACAAATAGGCGGTTTCCTTTTCTGTAGGTTCCTACTGCTTCGCCCAGCTTTCCCCAGGCAACGCAATTAATGAACGCCGTTTGTTCTTTCGTTTCGTTTGTAGCACTATCAACATATGTATTGCTGGCTGCAACTGTGAAAGTGGCAACCGCTCGGCCAGATTGCGTATAACGTACTTCCGGATCACGTGCAAGATTACCCAATAATTGAACACTATTCATAATATATTTCCCTTTCTATTTTCTAATTCTACTGGGGAAATTCGCTCATTTTACCCCTTCTACTATTTCGTCCTTATGATTTATCGTTGATAGCTTAAAACTTCCATACAACGCATTTAAACGATTTTTTCCATTTTAAATAATTCATCTAGCGTTAAATTTGTTTGTAATTCATTATTTATGACTTCTTGAATTGCCAACATTTCTGTTAATCTGAAATCAACTTCGTAGTGTTACTTTCTTTTGTACGTTTCTTTTCCTATTCCAACATAAGCCGCCATATCTGATTGAGTGTATTTCAACATTTCTCTACACTCGATTAATTTCGGAAATACATTGTATTTCTTATTCATTTCAGCACCCCCAGAATTAACGCTTTCCCCTCTTCCGAAATATTCGCTTTTTCAACAGCACTTTTAAGGTCTATAGGTTCGTACTTTTTAGCCTCAATCAAATGGCCGTTATCTAGCATCTTAATTTCTGTTTGTTTCGGCATATTAAGTTCTGCGCGCTTCCGTGCTTCCATTAACAGGCCGTTATGCTTGATGCCTTCCGCAATTTCCATGTTCTTTTGTTCGCGTGCTGCCAGTTGTTCATATGCTTTACAAAACTGGCTCATGGCAGCGCTTTCGTTATATGATTGTGAATTTCTTGGATCAAAGAAACGCCATACAGTTTTAGCAGCTAACCTTGTAATACCTTCCAGTTCATCAAGGCCTTTTTCATACCCTACTTGACTGGCTTTCTTGCGCACGATTTCCCATGCATCTTGTGCAGTCGGTAGTTCCTCATGTGCATTTACAAAGGCACTTAATGCGGAACATTCCTCTCTGA